AGCACAACAATTATAGGCGAAAAAATTAAAAAAGATTCTTCATCAGTTTTACATCATCTTAATAAACAGCCATTTAACTTAGATAAGATTTGCAATGAAATGGACTACCCATATTTACAATGAATAAGTATCGTTCAGGATTAGAAAAAACAATAGCTTCTCAATTAAGAAAATTTAGAATTAAATTTGATTATGAAAAGTTAGTGATTTTATATACACGACCTGCACAGTCATCTACCTATACTCCAGACTTTAGGTTGGCTAATGGCATTATTATTGAAACTAAAGGTCGGTTTGTTTTAGCTGATAGAAAAAAACATTTACTTATTAGAGAACAGTATGGACATAAATACGATATTCGCTTTGTGTTCAGTAATGCA